GTCCAGTAGCGTTTCTTCGCTTATGAATAGTGCCTTCATGCCTTGCTGATTTTATTGCCTTTGCGGATTACCAACTGCTGCTCCCATACATGGCGACATTGGGGGCGATTCACTCCGCTCGGTGTGTGATACCAACCGCCTCTGCGATTCCAAACGGAATATCCCATGATTGCAGAAATCCCATCGATGTCCTCACGGGTGTAAACCTTGCCCTGCCCGGCTAAGTCAAGCATCACCTTGCAGAACTCACGGCTTGACCGCTTGTCCTTGTTGCTGAATCCTGTGGCCCATGCATACTTGTAGCGGACCTCCAGTACAGGCTCGGCCACTTCCTTCACGTTCTTGGGAAGGTTCTGCTCGGCAATCTTGTCCACCGCCCTGCTGATTGGGTAGCGGTCCTTGGTTATCAAGTAGGCGACACGTTTGGCGACCTTGGCCTTGCTGACCCCGAACTCCTTTGCCATTTCTTCAACCGATGCGTCCCGGTTCTTCTTGCGATACGCTTCAATCTTCTTGTCCAGTTCGACTTCTTCTTCGCCCAGTTCAGCAAAGGCCTGTCGCACTTGGTCGTCTAAATCGGTGTCGAACCGCATTGGCTTGGAATGCATCACATGGTAGTCGTCTGCATGGCATCCGAACTTACTTGCAACTACTTCCAAGACCTTGAACTCTTCGTCGCCCCATCCGTAGTCCTCGTCGTCTTCTTCGCCCCATTGAGGCTCGCTGAACTCTTGGGACTGAACGCCCAGCATCGTGTCAATCTCTTGGGCAGACAGACCGAATCCAGCCGAGAGCATAGTCCGAGCCATCTCCAGCGTGATTTTCTCCTGCATGTACTGCCTGACGATACGCATGAGATTTTGGTACTCCCTGCCCGATAGTTTCTTGATGTTGTCGTTTGATGCCAAGCCTTGCGGTGCAGTAGGTTCAGGGCTGACCTCTACGGCTGCCGTTTCCCCAGCAAGACCCGAACCCTCTGCCTTTGGAGGCAAGGACACCAAGGCCCTAATTTCGTTTGCTGACATAGATTCCAAGACCTTGTTGGCAACCAACGGAGAGAGTGAATTGATAGCCGTGATAACGTCTTGGACGCTTGATTCGGTCTTGATTTCAATCGGTGGCAATCCTGCCTTCTCACGCAGTTCTGCTGGGGTCATGGCTTGAAGCAATGCTTGTTCGCTCAACTGCTCATTGATTGGGTTGGTAGGAATTAACTCCATGCCTTCCACACCGTTGAAAGACCCCAAGTAGTTTATCATTCTTTCCACCTTCTGCACCCGGTCGTTGACGTAGGTGGCCTTGAATAGTTCGTAGGCCTCGACCAATTCGTTGCGTCCACCCAATTGGCCTTCGGTTTTCACCCCAAATAATTGTGGATTCGTTACACGGTGGGCGATAAAGATTTCTTGTTGGATTGCTTTGTTGAGTATCTCGAACTGCTTATCCATGTCGCTCGGAGTGAGCGGTTCAAGTGTTGGGGCCTTGGCTGCATCGTCGTTGAAGGTTACCACAAAGCGACCAGCGTTATCCGTTCCTGAAAACTTGCGTTTAATTTGACGCTCAATATCCCCCTGTTCTTCGGGGGTCGGAATCCCGTTGTTGAAGTTGATTAGGTAACCGCCCCAAAAGTTGTTGCGGAGGTTGTTGTTGTGGAAGTTCGCCACTTGCACGTCTGCCTCAATCCAAGCATTCCCTCCGATGTATTCGGGGAGAGGATAGTGCTTCACGCCAGCAGCATAGACCCTGTAATAAAACAACTGCTTTCCGAGGCGGTTCTCCGGGTCGAAGGCTGGGATTTTCTCGATGTCCCCTATTTTGGGAAACAACTGCATCATGTCGTCGTTGTACCAGTCAGCAACTTGAAACATCTTCTCCTCTTTGTCCACCCTGATTTTCTCGAACGGGACGTGTTCCATCTTGGCAATCGTGCCAAGTTTGGACCAAGTAACCGCAACCGCAAAGCCGTTGAAAATCTCCAAGTCAAGGACCAGTTTCTCGGTGATGTCGTTGAGGTCCTCCGTGCTTGACATTCCATCGAAGAACTTGATGAATCGGGCCTGCTGCTCCACGGTCAAGTCATCCCCTGCCTGCCATCCACCGCCCATGATGTAATTCACTTTCCCATTCACGATAGCGTTGTGCTTTGACGACCTGCGATAGTTGTCAAGCAGGTAGTAGGGGTATTCGTTGGCAAAGCCGTAGGTGATGTACTTGCCGGACCTGTTCTCCAGCATCACGGGGACCTTATGCTCTATCCCAAGCCATTGGGTGAAGTGTTGAGTAGATTTATTACTCATAGCGTGTGGATGGTAAATGAAAGGGCAGAAATCGTGATACTTGCACCGCTATCGATTGCGTTGATGTAGATGGTGAACTCATCGTTGACCGCACCCGTAACGTAGGCCTCCGTATAAATCGCATGGCCGTTCGTGTGGGTCGTTGTGATGTCAGTCATTGACTGGTCAATCGTTGTGCCGTTCTTAGCGATGTAAACCTTGATTTGGTTGTTGTTGTTCTGCGCCAAGACTATGGACGCAGCGATGCGAAGGGTCGCCCCCGTTGTGCCTGTGTAGGTCAGCGAGTTGGTAGTTCGTGAGAAATTATAGGTTGACAAAACGCCTGAATTCATCGCACTTGTCAACTTGACTCTTTGACCCTGCGTTGGGGTGAAAGCCGTGTTGGTATTGAGGTAAAGGTTCGCAAAGCCCCGCTCCCGGTCAAGCGTTGCGGTGTCTGCAAGGTCGTCGAATAGACCACCAACACGGGATGCGGTGTTCGCCCCGGCAGCGGTTTCGTTGGTTATCGTTAATGCACTCGCTTGGAGTTGGCTTCGTGTTTGTACGCTCATTAGGCAAAGGTTGAATCAAAGGTTGAATCGAATACCCTCACGCTGGATGCGAGGAAGGTGTTGTAAGTGATTGAATTGGCGTAGGTATTGAAGCCTATCGTTGCGGTTTGTACAAATGCCAAGCCCGTTTCAACGACCGCCAAAGCAGCGGCAACCGTGCTATTGGTATCGTAAACTTCATACTTATACGAGCCTGTTTCAAGCGACCCCACGGCAATCTGAAATTGGTCATAGCGGTTGGTATAGTTGGAAAGGTTGGCTGATTTCAGCAGGGTGAAATCGGTCGTCGTGTTCTTGGCGATGCTTGTGAGTCGCAAGATGTAGCGGTCCCCCGTGCTGGCTCGCTCGGTCCAAGTAACGGTAATCGTGTTGGTCGTGTCAGGGTTCAGGTAAAGCATCTGCTTGTAAATGTGCGATGCCCCCGAATTTCACAATTTGCGCCCAATCTGCCTGTATAGTTCGGCCCGCTTCTTGGCGGTTTCAGCCACGTTGAACTGCTTTTTGATGTCCCTCGTGAGGTTGTCAGCCAAGCCCTTACGAAGGTCGGGGTCAAGGATCAACTGCTTGATGTACTTGTACCAGTCCTTGGGTTTGTTGTAAGGAACAAGAAACCCGTTCTCTCCGTGCTTGATTACGTCTGTGTAGGGGATGGTTTCGCTTGCGATAATCACCTTGTTCATCCACCCTGCCTCGACCACCTTCAACTCGGATTTCAGTTTGTTGAACTTGGTATCTCGGAGCGGTGCAAGGGTTACGTTCACGAAGTTGTAGCCACCGACATACGAGTAGATGTCAGCAGCCTGAATGCGTCCGTAGTTCGGGTTGTTCCCTTGGTCGCTGATGATTTTCTCGTAGCCCTCATAAACGGGGTTGTTGTCGTTCCATCCTCCGAGATAGAGGCGGTACTTGCCGTCAAGGTTTGCGTCCCAGCGTAGTTTCTGCATCCCCTCACGGAGCAGTTCCATGTCCTCGCCATGCTGCGCCCCACCGAACCATCCGAACTTGACGAGGTGTTTGTCGGGTTCTTCGTCAGGATTCGGGATGAATTGTTGGTAGGCTTCGTATGGCTCGTTTTGCAGAATGCTCACATTCGCATTTAGAGGCCGTATGCGAGAGGCAAGATGCTCGGTGGTACAGGTAACCCAATCGGCCAATTTAATGTGCTTACGGATGACCTCTGCGAGTTTGGTTTGGTGGTAGTGCCGATACATGATGTGTCCACTCTCAAGGACCCAGTAATCGTCCAAGTCAAGGATGACTTTCGCTCCGAATTGGGTCAGGGCCTTGTAAACATTTTCAACCTGCTCCATGGTTCCCTGACACCAAAGCCTGCTGAACAAAAATAGGTCAATGGACTTCAACCCCTCGTCGCTGATGGTCGTGATATTCTCAACGCAGACATAATCGAACTCCGAGTAGTTGTCGCCAAGGTAAGCGTTCGGCATTTCGAGGCGGTAATAACTGCACCCGGTTGGATGGGCGTTGTAAACGATGCAAATCTTCATGGCCGTAAAAATAAGAAGGGCAGCCATTGCTGACTGCCCCTCTCAAACCTCAGATGATGAAAACCTGATGCGAAGATACTACGAACCGAGTATCTGCGTAGTCGATGGTGTAAAGACTGTGGATGCAATCAGGAACATCGGGTCAGGTTCCATCCCGGTAAGCGTCAACTCGTAGCCACTGCGGTCCCCGAAGGCAGTACCAGTTCCAGCGGTTCCAGCGGTTGCCTCCAAGCCGTTGGCAGAACCCAGCAACCAATAACGATTGTTGTTGTCTTGGACGATGACGATGACTCGATTGCGGACCAGCAAGCGGAGTTCGTTGCGGACTGCGACTTGCAGTTTGTTGATGGTGAACGTTACTTCGGGGGTGTAATAAACCGAGCCGTTCTCGATGCTCGCATTCAAGGTTTCAGTCAAAGAGGACGTAGCCTTAGTTAAGTCGTACTCAAAGAACCCACCCGAAGCGTACCCAGTGAAGCCTGTAACCGCACCTGAAAGGTTGGCATTGCAGGACCCCGTTGGGATGAAGGATTGGACGTAAATTGTTTTGATTCCACCTACGGAATCACGGCAGCCAAGGGCGTAGCCAGTTGTTAAGGAGCAGGACATATGTGTGTTTTGGTTTTAAGTTTCAAGAGAACAAAAAAGTGAGGGGAGGTTTCCCTCCCCCCTACACATTAGGTCAAGCGGAAGTCAACAACCAAGTCGGGGTAAGCGATTTGGACACCTGCTTTGAAGGCTGCTTGGAAGCGGACTTCGTCGTTG